TGATGCCATCAAGTCAGATCCCTCTAAGGTGAAGGATTGGGGACTTAAGGCAGCAAAGCGCCAAGCGGATGTGGACGCCTTTGGAGCGAAAGTTGCGCAGCAAAGCCAAGCAAAGGAAGAGGTAAAGAATTCCGCTGATGCGGAAGATGATGCCGATCCTTTGTCCGAATTCGATGAGATTTTCGGTGATGGTGCTGCGAAGCCAATTCGCACGATGGCTGAACGGCTCAAGAAGGAATTCGATTCCAAAGCGCAAGCGATGGAAATGCAATTTCAAACCTTCCGTGCATATCAGCAATTGGCTTCGCAGGACGGAGCAAATGCTCCCTCTTATGAGGCATTGACTGAGAAGGCTGCGGAAATTGGTCGAGCCAATCCGGGACAGTTCGACAGTGTCGATCAAATCGTGGCCGCTGCATATAAGCAGTTGGCGAAGCCAACTACAAGGAGAGATCCTCGTGATCTTGCCCGTCCAACTGTTGGGAAGTCTGTTCCACGGCCACAGCGCCAAGTGGATCGTGACGATCTCGCGTTGGACATCTTGTTGTCTGGTGGAAGCCGCGATGAAGTTCGACGGGTACTCACTCGCTAACTAACACAAGGAGTGGCACATGCCATCCATTCAAACATTCAACGATTTCATGGCGACGACAGGTCCAACATACCTGACGAGCGCAGATCAGGTCATCAACGAGGCCGTCAAGAACACCTACGCATTCAGCCGTCTTCTCAAGAACAAGACGAGCGAAGTCACCATTCAAGGTGGTAGCGAAATCCGCGATGTCATCATGTTTGATGACTCGCGCACCTACGACCACTACCAGCCAAATGATGTGTTCACTTGGCGCAATCCTCAAGTCAGTGACACAATCAAGGCACCGTGGCGATTCTCAATCGACCACATGTCTTGGACTGACGCTGAAGTCGAACTCAACACTGGTGAAACTTCTGCAAGCACTAAGGTCGCTTACAAGCGGCTGAAGCGCATCAAGGAACAGCGCCTTTGGACTTCGATGACCAATGGCTTTGAAGAAGACCTGTGGGCGCAACCACTAAACGCACAAATGGAAGTCGAATCTGGTCGCCTTCCATACTCTTTGCCGTGCTTTATCACGGCACGCGGTCGAGATCTTGGCGGTTCACTTGGTCAAAAAGGAACATTGCCATATGGGTTTTCAACAATCATGGGTCTTGACCCAACGGTGGATACGCGCTGGACTAATGCTGTTGAGGTTTATGCCTATAACGGCGGCGGTGGCGTTAACACTCTTGCAAATGAGCAAAGCGCGGCCATTACGGTGAAAACCAATGCGGCAGTAAATTCTGAGTACAACTTGGGAAATACTACAACAGCCAACTTGACGATTTCTCCGCTTATTACAGCGTTTGATCGCATGTTCATGCGCATCAAGTATGAGGCTCCTTCTTCTCATCAGGAATACTTTGAGAAGGACACCCTTAATCGTCAGATGATCCTGACGAGCCGCGAAGGTGTTCAGTTCTATCGCCGCATTCTGCGACTTCACAATGACACTCTTGTGAATTATCAAGATGCTGCATACAACAGTCCTGCGTACTCAGGAATTCCGTTGACTTACTGCTCGGATCTTGACACTGCGCAAATTTTCACGGCTAGCAGCAGCAGTGTTGCTGATACATACGCTGATGCAAATATCGCTGTAAATGCGATGACCGGAATGGATTCTGAACTTGCATCGGCAACGGTAAACAAGGGTCCACGGTATTACTTCGTAAACGGCAACTACCTTACGCCGATCTTCCACAGCAAGCGTTACTTCAAGACCCATGAAGTTCTGCGCCATCCGAATCAGCCATTCACTTATGTGATGCCTGTGGATTGCTGGCACAACCTGTTCTGCAACAGTCGTCAGCGTCACGGAATTGTTGCCCCAAGCCGAACCTGATCCCAAAGGAGGGATACACAAATGATTGCAGGTCTTATTACCCCCTCTGGGAACCTGTCGGCTCTTACGCCCCAACAGGTCACGGTTCGTCCAATCGCAGCCGTAGCAGTTGCTGTTGGCAACCTTGTTCGATTCGATGCGTCGTCCGCCACGCTTAACACGACTTATTCCTCGCAGACAAATCTTGAAAACTACGACGAGCCTAATTGCCCGTTCAATGTGGTTGTTCTTGCCGCTGCTGGAAACGAGGCTGGGCCATTCGGTGTCGTGACTGAGGCTGCTGCTGCTGGTAGCCGATGCACGGTGTGTGTGGCAGGAGTGGTTGCCGTCAAGGCAACGGCTGCGGCAATCAGCCGTGGCGATGTCGTAATTCCCGGTGCAGGAGCGGTTCTCGCCGCTCCCTCTACCGCTGCTGATGGGTCTGGCGCTCCGCTTGGTGTTGCGTTGGAAGCATTCGCAGCCAGTGAAACGAAGCGCATCCTTTTGAACGGATTCGTGTTTGCCGTTGGCGGCGCGTAATCGTCAATTGGACGGATCGATTAACAACTAACGGCTTGGCGGGGGAAACCCCGCCAAGCCAATTCCATGGCTCTGACATACGGCAACCTCAAGCAGCACATTTTGCTGGCGCTCGGTGGTCAACCGTCGATCGTCAGTGGTGTGACTCGCGATCAGCGTATCGCTGAAATCATCAATCAGGCTGGGAACTATCTGTTCTCCAAGCAGTGGCGATTCCGTGAACGGACATCTCGTCCGTTGTCGGTAGTCGCAAATCAAGACTACATCAGTCTTCCCAGTGATGTAGACGAACTTGTCACGCTTACCTGCAAGGCTGGTTTGGGATGGGTTGTCGAGATGACAACGCCAGAACAAATGGAAATCCTGCGCACGGCTATTGAGCCGGGATTGATGGCTGGCACTTACTACGCCGCACTATCACGCCCGTGGGCGCAGTCGAACGGCTCTCCTCTAGTCGATGGCACTGGAATGCCAGAGATTCGACTTGAGTTGTATCCCAAGCCTGCATCATCTAGCAGCGACAGCATTTTCGTTCGGTACCGATCAGCGTGGGTTGCTCTCAATGAAAACACGCTGTCAACCTATTTGATTCCTGTCCCTTCATATGCAGAAGCCCTTCTGATTGCATATGCACGGGCCTTTGCGATGGCGTATGAAGACGAGGGTCTTTCTGCGCGTCTCATTGAGATCGATAATGGTCCGTTGTTCAACAACGCATCGATCAAGGATGGAATCCAACAGCGGGATTACGGGAGGTTGCCGACTCAGAGAGTCGGCCCCTTTCGTCGCGGATCCGGTGCGGTATCGTCTGGGTACGGTTCAGTAGGCGCGCTGCTAGCGCCGTCAACCGCATTCTCAAACATTCGATGGCGCGGGGTTTGGTCTGGTGCTTCAACATACACCATTGGCGATGTCATTCGCTATGGCGACAAGGTCTACATTGCAGTCATTGGTAGCACCAATAGCACGCCTCCTTCTAGTTCGTGGGAATTGATGACCCAAGATGGGCAGGTTGGTCCTATTGGACCAACAGGAGCCACAGGCGCTACTGGACCGATGGGAACTCTTCCCGCGATAAATGAAGGCAGTCTCATTGGAAGAGCCACTGGTTTAGGGAACGGTGTTCCTGTAGGTGTTCCAGCAGGTTACGGACTTGGCGTTCTTGCAGAAGTTGCAGTGTCGTTGACTATGTATTCAAGCACATTGTCATCGAACATAGCAATGACAAATGCAGTGACTTGGTATGACGGTCCATCAATTTCATTGCCTGCTGGAACATATTCAATTGATTCGACTGTGACCCTTCGCAAGGGAAGCCTTACTGGCACAAATAATTACGCAGTAAGAATTACAGACGGAACAAATCATTTTTGTTCTACAGAGTCGTCATGGAATACACGAGCGGGATCGAATGCAACTGCTGCGTGCAGTGCAAGAATTATTCTTGCTTCCACTACCACAATTAAAATTCAAGCCATTTCTGACTTTGCTGGTGGGCAAATACTTGCTGCAACAGATTTCCAAAGCAGCGGAGCAAACGCTACAAACATCAATGCATTGAGGATCGCATGACTGAGGATTCAAAGAATAAGTCACAGTTGATTGCGTCTTGGGCGCAGTTCGTCGCAATCTGCATTGGCATTGGGACCGTGTTGTTGAACATGGGACGAAAAGACCAACAGTTAGCGACCACCAGCGAACAAGTCAAAGAACTCAGCAGCATTGTCTCCGATCTTGCAAAGGCGCAGGTCGGCTTCACACTTACAGACCAGCAGACATCAGAGCGTCTGCGCGAACTAGCCGCACGGCTGGATCGACTTGAAAGGACTAATCGATGACCGAATTCAATCCGTCGTGGCGTACAACGCTTGCTGGTATTGGCGCAATCCTTGTTGCTGTTGGTAGTGCAGTTGCTGCTTACTTTGACAATGACCCGCTTACCAATGCAGATTGGGGTGCAGTGATCGCTGCAATCATTGCTGGTATTGGCCTTCTCAATGCCCGTGATAACAAGGTAAGCAGCGAGAAGGCTGGCGCTAAGTGACATGCTGGATCGAATCATTGCATCAATTGCATTGGCACTTGTTTCGTACCTTGAGCGCCGTATACGCGAAGGTTCGACTGCTGTGGACGGCACTGTGGATCGTGGGCGTCTTTCTCGCGCTGGCAGCAACATTCGCAAGTGGCTGCACAAGAACGATCTTAGTGCCGGAAGCATCCCCGATAAGGATCGGCCCGATGGTGAAGGGACGAATCTACATTCTTGATGATGGCAAGTGGCGTCTGTCAGATGAAAGCATTGTGTTGAATGAAGGGTGGTATGTCGTACCACCTTCATTTGTTGAGGAAGAACAATGAGTGCAAAGATCCAAATTCGTCGAGATACATCAGCAAATTGGTCAGGAGTGACTCTTGCCAATGGCGAGATTGGTCTTGATACCACGCTTAAGCAGATCAAAATTGGCGATGGATCAACTGCATGGGGTTCATTGCCGTGGCTTGGCGGAACACTTCCAGTATTCACAAGCCCTAATGCAAACGCCAATGACGCAACCAATCGCGTGCAGGGCATCTACAGGTTTGCTACTGCTTCGGCAATTACGAATGGTCCTTCTGCGCCAATCAACATTGTTGCCAATGACGGCGGCGCAACGATGCTCGTGATTGTTGCTGATTCCCATGTGGTTCAACAACTGTGGACTGATGGAGATGGTTCTACGCAAGTTCCAAAGTCATACAGTCGCGTGTATGACAACGGCTCGACCGCATGGCGTCCATGGACCCCACAAAATAGTTGGGGCATCAGCGCCACGGAAGGCGTAGATTTATCGGCAAAAAGTTTGACTGTTGAAGACGGAGCAGTCGCAACCCCATCAATCAC